ATACCCTTAATAGATAGAAAACCAATTTTTATATGTCGAAGTTGTAACCATAATGAAGTCGTTGGCTTACATAATAGATATTTGAAAAACACACCTGAATTTCTAGGTTTTGATGATGAAATAATTCAAAGAATTATTGATGAAGTTGCTGATAAGTTACGACCACATTTAGCTGACCATTTACCCACTTTACAGGAGTTTATGGCCACTAAACAAGGTAGGTTGGGAAAACGTTATGATGTGGCTGTCAAGAAAGTTCTTTTTAAAGGTTTCAAATTACCTAGAGATTCCAATGTTAGTGCATTTGTCAAATTAGAGAAAATGAATGAAGATAAACCACCCAGAATGATCATGGGTAGAAATCCTAAATTTAACTTAATTTATGCTAGATATACTACTTGGCTGGAGCATGCTCTTGCCAAGTTGGATGTTTGTATGAAAGGAAAAAATTTAGAAGATAGAGGTAAAGGTTTCGGCAGAATTGCCGGAAGATGGTTCATGGAAAATGATTTCTCTAAATTTGAAAGTACCCAACGTGAAGAATTGTTGGATGAAGTTGAATTAGGTCTGTGGCGGAGGTTACTCCCTGAGAACGAGTTTAAAATCGTTGCAGAACTATATGATGCTAAGAACCTTAAGGAAGGTTCTTGTACACATGGTGTGAATTTCAAATTTTTGTTTTGTAGAGGTAGTGGTGATATGGATACTGGTCTATTCAATACATTAGTTAATATAGTTGTTATTAGATATTTCGAAATAATCAATAATACTGGTAATTATGATTTTATTTGTGACGGAGATGATGCTGTTATTTCTGTCCCCGTAGGTAAAACTGATTATCTTAATACATTTGATTGTTTTGGATTGGATTCTAAGCTTATCCTTAAACATGATTATCATGACGTGGAATTTTGTTCTTCAAAGTTTATTCGTGTTAATCATTCTGGTGAATTTATGCAGGTTCAGAACCTGCCGAAACTTTTGAATAACATAGGTTGCGTGGTTAATTCTGAGTTTGAACATTGTTTGGGAGATTATTTTTATAGTTTGGGATTTATGTATTCCAAATTGTATGCTGGTTTACCAATATATTCAGAACTGTCAGAATTTTTGATGAAGATCACTTCTAACGCTAAACCTTATGTTCGTGTTGAACTCCTTAAGAAATTGGATCCCACAAAAGTTGAGATATTCAAACAGAAAACTACTAAATTAAGTATTGATAGTAGACTAGTTATGTCAGAATATTATATTTCCTTTAATTACTCACCCCTAGAAATAGAACGAATTTTAGAATACTTGAATAATAGTAAAGTATATCTACCTAAAAACTTAGATAAAAAGTATAAAAAGTTTAGTGCAAAAACTATTCGTTGCACTA